CGCGATGCCTTTATGGGTGCTTACCGGACGGATCCGATAAACTGGCCCATCCCCTACTCCCAAAAGGAAGTAGAGGATGATACTACGGTCACAGTCATTTGATTTCTCAAAGTGACTGTGAACGAGTTACCACCAGAAGTGGTTGGGTCCCATGGTTTCTGCTCCCAGATAGGCAGAAGAGCCAAATTCACCGCGCAAAGGGGCGGGAAGTTCCCATTCCTAGGCGATGGTCGTAAATCGACCATAAGCTTACGGAAATGAAACGACCTACCAGCTTGAGCACGGGGAAGCCACACCATTCTTTTAAAGTGGAATACACTATAACGGTAGCGAATAAGTCCAAGTCGCTTTGCGCGGCTAAAGGACATATGAAGGTAAGTATTAAACTCACCTTCAGAAGGAGGGCCGACGAAATTTTTATATTTCGCCGGCACCCACTTCAACGCTATCTGATAACAGGCCCAATAAGATATCGGGCTACAGTTATCACGATTACGTAGATGTAATAAACGTAATCGGTTACACAGGGAAAATAACTCTGTGACATGGTGTATCTCCTCCTTAATGAAGAGTGGACGGACCAATGTACCTCTAAAATAATCCATCCCACAAGACTCGCGAAACGGACCTGAAAAGAAACTCTTTTCTCGATTCACTTTGAACCCAAGGGTTTGAAGTAATTCGACCAACCTAAAATAACAGGTTGGAGGCACGATGATATCATCTCCGTAAACGGAGATGCGATCTAACGCGGACTCGCGGGAATCCTCAAAAGCAACTGCATACGCAGCTGCCAAGAAGATTAAGGATTCTAGAGCGAAAGTGTAGCCATTTCCCATGGAGGAGATCTTCTCATAAGAGAAAACCTCACCTCTCACCTCTCCAATCGGAGACCTGAGAGCCATAAGAAAATGGTACCACTCTTTCGGGAGCAGCAGCTGACAGAGTCCAATAGATATGGAATCCGAAGCCGCTGAAAGATCAAGAGTACAATCTCCTGACCCACCCGGAAGTGAACCCCTAAATGCGAATCTTTGATTCCTGGTTTGATCATCAAGATCACATCGGAAACGTTTAAGTCTCCGACGGATATGACGGTCAACACCCAGTTGAATCATCAGATTCATAAGGGGCTCAATCGCGATGGTACGCTCTTTACGAGCGTCCTTCGGTACAAACTCTATGCGGTTCCCTTTGACAATGGAGAAACTCCAGTTACGGAGTACTTCATCATCAGCCACTCCAGCACAATCACTGTGCCGGATAAGGTATTCTTCTTTCAAAGCGTTATACCAACGCTCGTCAGAACGAATAAGGGACCACCCGTAGTCGGATGCTTCTCGAGTTACTGTATAAGGAAGGTCAGAAAACTTAAAGTATTTACTGACCCTACCTTTTGTAGTAGCAAGAGAAGAACCCGGTCCATGCCTTGCCCCCGATAAAATATCGGGGACACTGCATTCCCCCAGAACCGCCCGAATAAACCGCCTCATCCGCGGAAGCAGATGACGTGTCGATTCGGAACTGTTCAGTTTCAAAGCTTCATACTTTCCTACTTTATTAAAGTGGGAACACGAAGCTTCCGCATCTCTGAATACGCATAACGCGGATTCGATACGGGCTTCCCGATCTCCGGGAAACTGAAACTTCTTTAAAAGGGAAGAGGCCTGGTAGCGGAGAAAGAATTTCACTTCCGCGACCGTTTGGTCATTCATACACTGTGGTGACCATTCATCTGAGATCCGGAAAAGGGCGGCTACATCGCGAGCACGGATTATTCCGGCTATGCGACGAAAGTCGCCAGGATCCCAGAGGCCTACATTGCCGTGGACAAAGGCGTCGAGAATCTTCCAATGGAAGTCTCGTGGAATGAGAGGCTTAACACCTCCCATTCCTCGCTTACGTTTCTGCTGTTTGCGCTTATATTCCATAAGAGCAACTCCCGTCCCATTGAAGGGATTTAAATCTCCAATTTCGAGATTAAGTCCTCAGCAATGGTGCCGGCAGAAAGCAGATCCGACACGCGAGATACCAACGCCATGGCATTCTCTTTTGTCACACCAACGGGGATGGAAACACTAAGCTCCGCAATTGCAGGAGCTTTCCCATCGCCACCGGTGGGCAGGGTGACAGTGAAGTCCTTAGAGAACTTCATCGCCACCTTTGCCGTTCCGAAGTAGTTCGCAACGGTTTTGGGCTCGGTACGGTAGAACGTAAGCGTATTACGTGTTGCGACGGAATGATCCGGCGCAATATACGTACTGCGGTTTTCGCTCTCGGCATGACGGCTGTAAACAGCCTCCGTGCCGGTACCGGCTGCCAGGGTAATGCTATCGGGTTGCATGTTTTCTGTTCCTTTCGAAACGCCGAATACGCGCGCAATCTTTCAGCCAGACTTGGCGAAGGATGGCGTACGCATCGACCAGTTTCAGGAGGTTAACCCGGAGATTAAACTCCGGGATTAAAGAAAAAGTTGGACTTGGAGTCCGGGTGATAGTAGTAGTTGTCCTTCGGGCAACTCCGCCACCACCTACGACAACAGTGCCAGGCTGAGGGTTGTACGGCGAGATGACCCAATTAGTCACCTCGTCAGTGCGTACTTCAGCTGACACAATCCAACTTGCAAGCTCCGATACCCCCACCTTTGGGGATATCGATCCGATAGTGTCGCCAACATTAAGAACCCAATCTATCATAAAGGAAAGCTTTGTCGCTTGCCAAAATGATTGAAAGGGATCATTAATGCCCCAGATTATTCCCTTCGAAAACGAGGGATCTATTTGGGACAAGACACCTGCCCGCACACTAAATTCAATTTTTGAGTTTAGTGTAGCAGTCCACAATTGCCCGGGAGAACCAGCGTCTCCAGCCCACACACTCTCATAAGGAGAGGATGCGGAAACGGAGGTGCGAGTAAACCCACGCGATGTGTACCGATCCGATAAAGAAGAATCGAAAGCTTCAACAGCTTGTCGAGCTTCATAATACATCGGACGGAAAGCGTACCTTAATTCAAGGTACTGCTCTAGCAAGGCATCATCCCAATACCGCACCTTCTTCAGATCGGAAACGAATCGCTTATAACCTCCCTTACGGAGATATTTGCGAGCTCGAATTCCAACTGACTGAAGGGTTCCGATAGTCTCACGTGCCTCAAGGGCACTTGTGAGACCATCGAATGCGGATCCAGATGCCCCAGAACGGGCACGTTTGATAGCCACTGATTCATAGTGTGGCCGATCTAGTGAAAGATCAGGCCATGGTCGGTCATACCAACCAGCCCCAAACATGCCATTGTATGAAAGTTCTTTTCCAGAGGAATAGAATTTCCAAAACAAGTTCCAGGGTGCGACAGAATATTCCGTAACTACCTTTTGCATGGGGTTGCAGAAAACCTCCCCACGTGCAGAGCGAGCGTGGAAATCTTCGATTTCCACGTCTCTCATCGTTTGATATCTACCATACGATTGTCTATTCGTGACAATCGTATTGGTAACGTTACCGTCGCAATAATGCGTACCGGTAACAGATTCAAACGTTTCAACTGCAGGTAGAGTCCGAAATCGCATCTTACACCTCAACTTTCGGTGTAGATGCGGCTGCAAGAGAATCTCCCACCGCTTACAAGCGGGGAACTCTCTTCCAGACTTGCGTTCCACACCATTCTGGTGGGGTTCGCCGTTTGGAAGAGCGGGCTGAAAAATCGCCCACACTCTGCCCCCCTGTGG